AAAGGTTCTGTATGCTTTATGTGAAATTCAGCTGTGATTCCAAACAATGGTAAAATATAACCTAGCCATCTCTCAATGAATTGCTGTTTGCCCGTTACATAAGTATTTTGGAATATCTCATAAGCGGTTCGCATTTCATTCCTTGCACCTAATGCGCCCTCTTGAGAGATACCAAACAAAGAAGCTGATGTAATCCTATGTCCGCTAAATATCTCTTGCTGTATCGTCTTATTTAGCATATCGAATTGCTTATCCAAATCGGAAGCGGATAAGTCAATTACGGTCGGAGCTTTTGCAGGGTCGTTATTAAAATTGATAATAAATTTACCAGCGTTCTTTTCTCCTGAAAACTTATCTTTTACTTGACGCTCTATTTTACGTTGTTCTTCTTCAGTAGGAATACCATTGTTAAACGATAGCATCTTTGAAGGCATCATTCCGTTATGAATAGCGTTTAAATGAAATTCACTAACTGCGACATCTAGCTCGATATAATTTAAAGCACCCTGATAAGTTGGTAACGTGTATGTATTAACACCGGGGCGATATTCTTTTAAGTAAATTAATTGCTTACCTACTTTGTTATCAGGATTAAATGCTGATATGGATTCAATATCAGTAGGCTTTGCTTTAATATCCCATTCATTCGAAATATAAAAATAAGTATTATCGGGATTTGAACGAACTTTTGCGTAGTCGATATGGTATAAACTAACCGCGTCGCCAAAATGATTGTAAATTATTTCAAGATAGCAACCGCCAAAGGTTTCAATATCTAAAGTAATTTTATCTAAGATATCGTTTATGTTTTCTTTTGACCTATTTATAGGCTTTTCAACTAAATATTGGTTAGCTTCGTCGTCAAATACAATACCACCCCCAGCGATGTAATTAGCTTTACCGTTTACGATAGCATTATGCTTTGCCGATGTATTAAGCAATGAAAGCAAGTGCAAAGGGAATTTATTATCTTCACCATAAGATACCCAATCCTGATTCTTCTTTTCAGTGAACTTGGGCTGTGAATATTCGCTAAAATTAATTGCTATTAAATTACTCATTTTTTAATGTTTTTATTACCCTGCTCTTCAGTTGTGTATTTCTTTAATCCTAATCTAATCAACAACTCATTAACTATAAAGTTGTCATCTTTGCCCCACTTATCAAGCGTTTCTTTTTTTATAAATATACTTTCCTCAAAACAAATACAATTATTAGCGTCGCATATTTGACAAATGATATTAACGCCTTCACAAAACAAGTCATATCTAAAAGATAAGATATTAACTGAATTAATCTTTCGTGAAATATTCCCGACTTTTAGCTCGGTGTCTAAAACTCTAATTTTCAACTGTCAAGGATTCCTTTACAACTGGTTTAACGTATTCCCCTGTAATAACTAAATTAAGCTGCTCAGCTGCATAGTTATATGCATACTCATCATCATTACCCCATTCATTATAACTTTCGCCTGACATCGTTAAATTGCCTTCTGCGACCATAACTAAGTCGCTATCTAATAAAGCATAATAAAAACTAGCACTTTGGAATAATTCGCCACCGATTGGTCTTAAATTAAAAATAGTAGCTATTACGGCTTGACCTTTTACCCATGTAGGGATTGATTGTATTGTTTTCATTTTATTTATTTTTAAGTAATTCTATTTCTGCTTTTAATTCTTGTATTGCTTTGATATATACGGCGTGTAACTGGTCATAATTAATACCCATTTTACCAGTTGAAGGAGTTGTAAATACGGCTTCTGGAATTATTTTTTGCATTTCTTGTGCAATATTTCCGTTTTGTCTGCCCTCACCATAATTTTTATAATCATTTACAAAATCAAACCAAACAGGATTCATTTTGACAATTTCATTTAAGCCATAGCCGATTGATTTAATATTTTCTTTTACTGAAATATCTGAAACTGGTGCAGATAATAAACCATTAGCATCTGCCAATACTGCTCTGCTTCCTGTTCCCGCTAAATTTGATAATGTAGCTGCACCTGTGGAGGCTATGGTTAATAAATCAGTTGATGTGCTAAAGTTCCTTATACTCATTGAAGCTGCACCGCTTGGAGTATATAGCGAGAAATATCTTACATTCCCATCTCCAAATATTATGTTATGAGCGCCTCCGTTTTGAGCAAATAATACCCCAGTTGATACTGAATCTATTGCTCTACCTCCTGTATTATTAAAAGTATTATTTCCGATTGTTGTTAGTGTTGTAAACCTACCAGTACCATTAACATCTAGCTTGTAACCTGCATCTGTTGTAGTGCCTATTAGTACGTTACCGCTGCTATTAATTCTAACTTTTATGTCTGAGCTATCCCAATTAGTTATTGTACTCCCAGCTGTTCCTGCATTTGCAACGTGAAATGAAATGCCCGATTGCCCTGTATCAGCATTTATTCTAATTGCAGCTACGGCAGTTGCTGTTGTAATTCTTTTCCAAGCTCCATCGTAATATGCGTTATTTGAAAAAAGAGCTTGGATTCCAACAACATTTTGCAAAACCAAAGTATTTTTCAATTGCAAAGTTACTGAACTAGAATCGCTATTTACTGGACTTGCAGTTCCTATACCTACGTTACCGCCTAAACCATTTAATATTAAATTTTTATATCCTACTCCTTGTTGAACGGCTTGTATATAACCATGATTTTCAGTGTATTTATAACCTATTAATAGTTGTCTATTAGTATCGGTTAATGTTCTTATTTTTAATTGTTCGGTTGAATCGCTTGTTAAATCTATTGTTGTAGCACTTACACTACTAGAGAATGTAGCTGCACCTGTTGAGGCTATGGTTAATCCGTTTCCTGTGCTTCCGCTATATAGTTTTAAAGACCTAAAATTGCTATTTTGACCTATATAATATGCAGTTCCATCTAAAAAGTGAAATCCGCTATAATTTGTATTATTTAAACTTAGATTAGCAGTTCCCTCTGTTGCATCTGATAATGTTCCAACTGTAAGTCTACCACTAAACCTCCCCGTACCATTAACATCTAGCTTGTAACCTGCATCTGTGCTAGTATTTATTAGTACGTTACCGCCTGATGGAGCTAATGCAAGATTACCAAAAGCAGTTTCTCCACCAATTAAAACATCAATATATCCATAAGTATTACCTGTACTAGCTCCGAGATTTGCTCTTAAATATGTACCTGAACTCCCAACTACAAAATCTGTTGTTGTTGTTCTTATAAAACCTTTAGCCGTCACACTACTAGAGAATGTAGCTGCACCTGTTGAGGCTATGGTTAATCTTGCAGTTCCATTATTAAAAGCTACTGAACCAGCTGCTGGATATTTAAATGTTAATTCTGTTGCTCCAGCGTTATACGTTTCAAAAGTGTTTGATGCAATTGACCCTGAAGCATTTGATTGATATATACTATTTTGCCCTGTAATTAATCCACTAAACGTAGCTGCACCTGTGGCTAAAGTAATTGATAAATAAGGCGATGTTACTAAACTTCCAATTGTAAAAGTTGTAGATGTAGAGGCAATAGCTGAACCAACATTGTTTGAAGCATCGCTAGGTCTAAGCCATAAAGCTGAAATTCCATCATTTGCTGGTCTTGGGCCTATAACTGCACTAGTAAAATTTGAAAAAGTAAATTCTGTTGAGTTTACATACAAAGTATTTGAGTTCAATCTAGCACTAAACAAAGCATTACCAGCTGAATTAATCGTTAATCTAGCAGACGCTCCAGTTTGTAATATCAAACTACCAGCTGACTCGTAAACAAAAGTATTATCTGATGAACCCAATTTAAGTATTCCTGTAATTGTTGCACCTCCTGTAACTTGTAACTTATCGCTAGTAGCATTTGTTCGTGAACCTAAAAGCAAGTTACCGCCTAGCCATGTAGATGTAGTAGAAGCATTACCAATCCACGTTCTACTATTTTCGGTTGCTGACTCACCAACTGTATTATACCCAATAAAAATATTATTTAATCCAGTTGTGTTTGCATTCGTTCCGCCTGAGCCATAGCCTGCCTGATAACCAAATGCGGTATTTAAAGAGCCTGTTGTATTGGAAAACAAAGAATTGATACCAAATGCAGTATTAGAGAATATTGCACCGCCGCCTCTACCAACAGTTAAATTATTTACTGTTAAATCACTATTAAAACTTTTAGCTCCTGCAATCGTTTGCGCTCCAGTGGTTATTACACCCCCAAAACTTGCATCAGCTGGTTGTAAACTTAAAAGGCTACCGACTATACTAGCTCCATTTGCATTTGGTGTTATACCAATAGCAGCTAAAGATAAAACGGTGTATTGTGGAATATTTAACGTATTACTTATAAATGTAGCTGCACCGCTTGACCCTGTTGTGGTTAATGTTATTGTGTTTTGCTTACTATTAAATGTAGTCCAATCCGTAGAGGATAAATACCCATTAATCGTAGATGTAGCAGCTGGAATAGAAATAGTGTTTAAAGTTCTAACTAAAGGAGATGAGAAAGTTAATACATTTTCTTTTCCATTAAACGTACTCCAATTAGCTGAACTTAACGCCCCTCTATTTGTAGCACTTGCAGTTGGTAAATTAAAAGTATGGGTATCTAAAGTACTTGAAATATTAAAATCAGTCCCAGTCGTTCCAGTCGCAAAATATTGAGTATTAGCCGTTAATCCGTTTAATGCTGCAATGCCACCTGCGAAAGTTGTAGTTACTAAACACAAAGTATTATCCTCAGTGTGCAAAGTGACTGTACGACCTCCTGAATTATCTACGATATACACCCTGAGAGCTAACCTATCGGTAATTAATAAAACAGTTTCGGGTACTGCTAAAGACGTGATATATAAATCAGTGGTTGTTCCGCCTGTTATTTCTTCGGGAACTGTAACTGAACTAGCTATACTTGTAAAAGTCGTTCCATCGTATTTTAATAACTCGACATAAAATTTAGAATTGCCACCGCTTGAACTAATATTAAAGTACATCTCAAAATTCCACGCACCGCCCGGAATAAGCAATCTGTTTGGGTTACCCGCATCCGTTAAGAATTGAGCTATTAATCCATTACCAACTAAATTAAAGTCAGTACCTCCACCAATAATGGCACTGTTATCCATTTGCTTATAAGTAGCCACACTTGCAGCTATCGAGCCATTTAAATAATAATTAACATTAGCACCTCCGCTTGATGTCGATGGTATAGTCGCTAAAGTTCCATCTCCACGAATGTATTGAGATGCCGAACCGATTGCCGTAACCTCTAAAGTACCCGAGCTTGTAATTGGTGAATTAGCAACGCTAAAAGCAACTGGCATCGTTAAACCAACCGATGTTACCGAACCAACCCCTGCACCTATATCTGCTAAAACCTCCGCACCTGTACGGTATTTAACAACTCCGCCCTCAGAAACTAAAAATTTATCTGTATCAGCTAAAGCGTTTTGAATGTTAGCGATTGTTAATCTAAAATTAGTATCTATTCTTAACGCTTCTGTGTTGTTTACTCTTATTATAAAGTCATTGTTTATTGTCGAACCTATATAAGCATCATTATCTACGCCCGGATTAATTATCCCGAAACTTGCATAACTTGAAGTTCCATCTGTTAAGTGTATAACATTACCGATTTCCTCAAGAATAGAATCACCGACCGCGCCCGAACTTGTAAACTTTGCAATATTGCCAGTCGTGCCAGAAATGCTTGAGCTTGATGCGCCACCTATATCGGTTAATACCTCGGAAGCTGTACGATATGCAACGGAATTATCTGCTTTTAAGCTTAGAAATTTTGTAGCTGCTTCTAAGTCTGTTAATGCTGAAAGTATTAGCGTTCCATCAATTTCGATATCGGTAGAAGAAAGTTGCAAAGGTATTTCGTTTCCAAATCCATCTGTAATTCTTTTCTTAACGCCTGTGATTGTATTATTGTCGGTTACCTTTAAAAGTGAATCGTAGGTTTCCGATATTAATTCGCCTGTAAGTGTAGCCATTTATTTGTATGTTATAAAGTCCTCTGATTGTCCGTTATATTCAGTGAAAACAAAAGCTTCACCAACTAATTTCATTTTACCGATTTCTAATTGTTTTTTTATTTCTGGTTCTTCTTGAAATTCAAAAACTTGATATGTCCAAAAACCTTCCGTTGCGTTTAAAAAATAATTATTTACGTTTATCTCAAATTCTGAATAACGCTCAATGTATAAACTTTCATTCAATGCTTCAAAGATAACGATTTCATTTGTAATATCATTAACAAATTCAAACACGTAAATAGGTGATTCTAAACTTATTTTTTCTAAGCTTAAAACCAAATCTTTTACTGTTCCTTTTTCAAAAAGTATCATAATCATAAATATAATTTTTAGACGTAAAAAACACTATATATATTATTTACTTTACTTTACTTTACTTTACAAGCGTTACGAACACATTCCGAACGCGTTACATTTTTTGCAATAGTTTAAATATCAATAAGTTATGAGATTATTTTCTTAGTTTTTTTTTGAAAAACCTCCAACGTTTCACTAAAGTTTAGTGAAAGTATCATGAAACTATGATGAAAGTATCATGAAAACATAACTAAAAAACACAAATTTAATGTTTAATATTATTATACATTATGACAATTTTATGACAATTAAATACAATATTACTTTTACATTTGATTCATAAACAAAAACAAAAAACGACATGAAAAATTACACAATCGCATTTATGGACAATGATTATAATGACCTTATAATTAAGAAAGTTCAATTCAATAATTTAAAAGAAGTCAAAGCTTTTGCTAAAGAAATTTTAGCGAACCTTTGCGATAATGACATCACTAACTTTAGAATTTACTAACATGGAAATATTAGCTTTTATTTTTTGCGCAGTACCTATTTTATTTGTACTTTTATTCGCAACCGCAGTTCACTATTTTATGGAAACACTTAAAAAACACGACAATGAGAAATCTATTTGAAAGACTAAAGCCAGAGCATATTGAAAAGCTTAAAGAATCACAAACTTTATACCCATCAACTATTCCAAACTTATTTTTGGAATTAGAATTGAATACTTTTTGGGCAGACTTGACTTATTCTTGTGTATTTACTTTACTAAGTTATTTAGATATTTACGATTATTCACCTTCTACAATAGAAAATTTATTTGATAATGACTAAATTAATCGACAAAATAGAAAATATTTATTTAGATAAATTTTATGCACTACCAGAGTGCGAAATGAAAACTAAAGCTTTACACGCTTTAAATAATGAAACAAGTTTTGGGTGGTTAGGTGGCGATATAGCCGACTACCTTGAAGATAATTTACTAAGTGAAGAAGAACACCCTTTTATTTTAGACTTGCTTAAAACGTACGACAATCGTTCTAGTGGCTCAAGTCTTTGCAATGGTGAAGGTGGTATAAACATAAAAAGTGGGTGGGGTTTATAATTCCCACCCATTTCTTATTTAATCTATTAATGCAGCAATAATTGAAGAAGTAACTTCAGGCGAAAGAGCTTTCTCTTGACCACTAAATGTTAATTCGTAACCTGAACGGTCACCAGTTGCAACACCAGAAGCAGCAGTTCCAGCAGTGATGTCTAAACCTCCCGCTTTACCTAGCATCCAATACTTACCGTTTTTATCTTCAGCAATAGCGATAAGGCTATTTTGTGCCAAAAGTAAAATCTCGTTACGTGTGTTAGCTTGCAACTTGTTTAAAATTACGGTCAATTCTTGAGCGTAAAAGATTGTACCGTTTTGTACGGAAGCTGTAATCGTTTCTGTAAAAGAAGATGTTTCTTTTATCAAGTCGTATTTATAGAAGAATTTTCCAACCGCTAAAGTTATTGCAGTAACAACACCAGCTACTTCAGTTGTGGCAGTTACGTTTCCTTGCTCTATAAATAAAACTGATTTTAAACCTCCGAGCGACGATTTACAATCGTAAATGTACCCTTGCGTTAATGCACATGACATATATTTGAGAATTAAAAAAGGGTAGGCAGTTTATCCACCTACCCTCTTTGGTTAAAAATTAATTATTAATTAAGCAACGCCACCTTCTTGCCAGTAAACGATTTCAGTTGGGAAAGCATATTGAACTCCCATCTTAAATTCAGCAACGAAACGCATTTCGTCAGCTTCCTTCGCGTAGAACAATTCAAATCTTTCTTCTTCGTTTAACAAATCAACACCTAAATAAAGGTTTGACATTCTAGTTGCGATAAGCTTGTCAGTTCCGTTCAAACCGTTTACAGCGATTAGCTTTACGCTAGTTCCCGGGATAACGATTTCGAAATCAACTGATTCAGCTGCGTAATGGAAAAGATTTGCAGCCTTCAATGCAACTGTGTACATTCTGAAAGCATCCATTCCCGCGAAGATAACAACGTCACCATTTGAAACGATGTCAGCAGGTATCAAAGTGTAAACTTCATCAACAGCAGCGATAATAGTGCTTGTAGTCAATGCAGCTACGTTACCAGGATTACCATCGATAACACCCGCAACTGGCGCACCAGCAGGAGCTATGAGCTTCAAAAGACCATCAAATTTATTTAACTGTGCATTCAAAGACGTAGTATCACCTTGCCACAAACCAACTTCTAGAGCTTCACCAATTACAGCGATTTTCTTTGAAGTGTACTCATCAGCAAATGGCATGTAATCGTACATTGAACCAGCTCTCAAAGCCTTTTGTGTATACTTAGCCTCAAATGACTTAGGACAAATAGACTCATTTACTTTAATCTTACCTGGAGTTAATGCTCTTTGTGTGAAAGCAGTTGTGCCACTTGAGCTAAATCCACAAGTTCCACCTGCTTGGAATACAGCATCGGTTTCCATAAGGTTAATTTTTTCGGAGGACTTGATACCTACCTGCACGTTTCCAGCTGCTTCGATTAATTTAGCAGTCTTTGGCGCGAATACTAGAGATGTAGCAAGTTGCTGCTCGTTCTCTTTTACATAATTGGTTAAACCAGTTAAATCTAAAGCCATGTTTTTTTAGTTTTTAATTGTTTGAAAAATGTTTTGTAATTTTTTAAAGCTATCCGATTTTACGTTTTTGCTTTGTGCAAGAAATGTATTTTTCGGTGCTTGTGTTTCTGGAGCGGATTCGATTGTTGCAAAAGCTTCCATGAATTCAATTAGCTTTTTAGTAACCTCATTCAATGAACTTACTTTAGTTTCAATCTCGGACATCTTAGAATTAAAAGAATCGCTAATCTCAAGAAACTTCGCATCGTAATTAAATGCTTCCTCTTTTGATTGCTCAACCTCAACCTCAACAGATACCTCTTCCTCTTCTACCATTTTAACCTCGGCAATTACGCCCGGCTCGGCTACGATTACTACCGTGCCATCTTCTAGTTCATGCTCGCCAACTGGTGCTGGAATTTCTCCTTCTTCTGTAACAACTGAAATTAAACCGCCAACTTCTAATTTGTCGAACTTAACGATTGTGCCATCGGCTAGAACGCCTTCAGCAAATTCAGTTACCACTTCTGGAGTATTCACAACCTCGTCGGAAAACAATAAGCTTTTGATTTGTTCTAATGCTTCCTTTGCTTTCATACTTTTTGATTAATAATAATTATATATAATTGGATTGATTTTATGCAACTTAAATTTCAGCGATTCGCAATATCTCTTTTATCTTTTCAAGCATTATATCTTCTTTTTTTACGATGTCTGAATATCCAAAAATACCTTCTACGCTAAAGCCTTGAAATTCGCCTGACTTTACCTTTGCCCAAATGTCCGCGTTATCTACTTTATAGCTTCCGAACCAAGACCCGTCTTTTGCATCTTCAAAACCTTTGATAGGCATTTTACCCATCTCTTTATTTACTAGCCATGATTCAAACATCGTCACGCCTTGCACCGCCTTATCTGGATTGTGCATCTCGTTTACATTTGATTGATAGCCACGCTTAAAAAACTTTTCTGCTATTTGCTGAATAGTTCCTGAATCGAAAACTACATAGTGTTCGCCAAATTCTTCATTATTACGATAAATTGGAACGTCTGCTAACATCAATGCACCTGATAAAATTTGTTTATCTTCGCTAATAACCTCAAACTTTAAACGCTCGTTAAAAGCTAAGAAGTTTTTCTGAATAGCGGGTCTATCTACTAGAGCAATATAATCAACTTCGCTATCGTCGGACATATCCGAATTGATAATTAATTTGTAAATTGGTAAGTCCATATCTTTAAATATATTAAATTGTTGCAGCTGCCTTTATTTTGTTAATTCTATCTTGTGAATCTGTGATGTCTGTTTCTACGACGAAAGCTTTTATCGCTTGTTGGTTTTGTACGTTCACGTTTGCAGTTCCTAATGATTGAGTTTGTGTCACGTTAATACCTGATTGAATAGGTGCTTGAGCTGAAGCAGTGCTAAAGCTTTGTGGACTTCCACCACCCGGAATAGAACCACCACCCCCACCGCCCGGCACTTTCACAGACATAATACTTTTGACCGCCTTGAATCCTGTAACGGAAGCAGCTAAGACCGCTGGAATAGCAGCAGGGAATCCTAATTTAACACCCGCAGAAATACCTAAGTACGTATTAATCAAAGCTTGTGCAACTGCTAAAGCCTTACCAGCTGCCGTTTCCTTACCAGCTAAGTCCGCTAATTGTCCAGCCGTACTTGACACCGCTGTTAAAAGTTCAATCTCAGCTTGTGAAGCTCTAGTTTTTATTTCTAAATCTGTTTTTGCATTTTCTTGAAACTTAGCATAGGTTTGTGCGTTAATAGATACCGCCTTTGCTTGTGTTGATAAATCAAGTCCTATTTTCTTTTCAGATGAAGCCTTTAAAAAAGCATCGTTTTCATTATCTAATTCTTTAATTAATCCTAAACGCTTTGCTTCTTTGTCTTTTATTTCTTGTTGTTCTTTCTCATAAGCAGCGACCCTAAGACCACCAATTCTAAGAAGCTCGGCTTCGTCTTTTGCTTTCTTATCCGCAATTTCCTTTTCTCTAATTGCTTTTCTATCAGCGACCCTTTTTTCCTCTTCAGTTTTTAGCCTTGCGGTTTCTTCTGCATCAATTACTTTCTTTTGATTTTTTAAATCTTCAAAGTTTTTTAAATCTTCGCCACGCAATCCCTTTTCTGATTTGTACTTTGCTCTTAATACGTTTAAATCATTATCTGCTAATTGTTTAGATAGATTTGCGATTTCAGATTCTTTGCCACCTTGAGCTTTTAATAAATCAATACGCCTTTTAATTGCTTCGTTAGCTGTTTTATTACTCCCTGCTAATTTATCATAAGCACGTGACGCTTCACTTGTAGCACCTACAAAATCGGTTACTTGCTCAACTAGTTTACCGATAAATTCACCAACTTTTGCAAGTCCTGGAATTAAATTTAATACTACTTTTTTAACGGTATCAAAATTAGCTATCAATAAACCAATAGCCACAACGGCAGCACCTATTCCAGTGGCTATAATTGCACCCTTTAAGGTGGTGAACGCAGTGATTACATTCTTTTTAATTACAACCGCTAAGTTAGTGAAGGCGTCTTTTGATTCTAAAACACTATTTAAGCCTTCAGATAATGCCAAAGCACTTTGCACCTTTAGTAATTGCTTTTCAAGCTCAGCGCTTTCAGTACCGAATAAACCTATTGCACCCTGAACACCTGCAAAACCACCCGCAACGCCTTGCAAAGTTTGCGAAAACGCTTTAAATTTAGCATCTGGATTTAAGGCATCGACTCTATCTTTGAAATCCCCGACTTCATCCCTTAGATTTGCAACCTTTTGCTGTGCTTCGATTGCTTCTTTCGAGGTATCGCCAAACTTTCTAGATAGATTTAAAGCTTCCTGTGTGGCTTCCCTTAATTCGGTTTTTATAGACTTAACAGCCTTTTCGGTTTGGCTTGTGTCGGTTGTTATCTTAAACGCTACTGGTTCTATTGCCATCTATATCTTTTTTAATAATTCCACTTTTGTTAAACTATCCCCTAAAGGATTATACCCATCTATTTTATTTAGGTAATATAAACCGTTTTGCACTTTGATAGGTTTCTTAAAATCTAAGTCCATAATGTCAATCGTGTTCAATAAGAAATATAAAGTAATTAGTTTAGCGTCTTTATTATCTTGTGACTCTATAAATTCCTGATAATATTTAACAAATAAGTTATACGCGGGATAAAAAGATGTTTGAAAATATATCTCTTTAGGTGCTTCAAATGTCAAGTCGTATAATTCGCTTGTCGTGCTATCAATTAAATAATTATATATATGCCCAAAGTAGGGATATTGTACATTTGTCCCATCAAGCAAAGTATCACCATTGTAAATCTCAAAGTTAGTGCAATCTTGTAAACCCCCATAAAATACTAGCTTTGGGTTTGTCTTTACTTTCTTGTAAGTTCCATCTGTGTTAATATCAAACATTGCTGGAAGTGCCATATCGGTATTGATAAACACGTTAGGCACTAAAGAGAATATCAATTCAAATGCTTTGTCATCTTTGCTAAATTCGTTTTGTGTCGTATAGGTTTTATTACCATACGCGCTATTATATTTATTGAAATACAACTTTGAATAATAGTCGTTATCATTCTTGTATTTAAAGCTCAAGGTCTTAGGTAGAAAATCATTTGAAGATTTAATTGTAAAACCTTTAGATAAATCCTTCTTATTATCCCAATCGATTACATTGTCATTGTAGAAATCTGGATAAGGTATGAAAGTGAGTTTAAATTCATTGTCTTTATCTTGAATTACATATAAGTTTAAAAGGTTAATTATTGACTTTAAGAAATCAGCTTGTTTAATCGCTGTCGGCACAAATGATTTGCCTTCAAATTGCTTACCATAAATTGCGGGTACTTTTGCCGAATTATCAAAGTTGGTAATTACTAAATTAGAACTTAATTGAATGTTTAAAATTGTTGTGCTTAATGCGTCACCTATCTTTGCCCTAAATTCATTCGCTGCACCGGGTCGTAATACAAAACTAAATTCATAATTAAAAGAACCTATACCACCAGAGATAGGATATTCCGAATAACTCTCTACGCCTGTGAATAAGTCAATCATACCAATAGACATATTTTCATTTGCGAAAGTGTCACGTTCCCAAACAATCATACCTTTAAAAGTAGCTTTTATTTCAGCATTAGAATTGTTTACAATGTAGTAATTGCCTAAGCCATCGTCTGCAAAATTAAAATAACTAGGTACTAAACTTCCCAAGTCTAATTGTAAAGACCGATATAAATTATTAACTTCCTGAGCTTCTAAATCCGCGCTACCTAGAGCCGAAATGTATACCGTGAAATCTTCCTCATTGTTTAAAAGTGTAACCTTATCTAGGTTATTAGTATCCCATAACGTAGTATTATAAGTATATCCCGCTTCGCTCATTATCTTATCGAATATTTCACGACAAAATAAGGTTGGTCTAAAATTCATGACATCTAATTTGCTCGGTGTCGCATCTTTAAATTTACCGTAATTCGCTAAAGCATAAATATAATCGTCACGCGACCAACTCGCTTGTATATTTGTTAAGTTGTACGTTTGATTATATTCTACGAGGTTTAAGTCAGTCAATAGTTTGTCACCTACTGCACTAAAAAGGTTGTTTAACGAACCGAATAAGGCGCACTCGTATATTAGCTCACCGTTCAAATACTTTATCTCTAAGAGCCTTAAAACGCCTACAAATATTTCAATGTTATCAAGCGTTACTTTTGTAAAAGCTTTCTTTAAAGGATTGAAATTTACCCCGATATTAGTTTCTAAGCTCGAATAAGGATTCTCGATATTGAAATCAAAGTAACTACCGAATAAAAAGTTATTGTGAGCAGTGCCCGGAATGTAAATAGTCTTTGAATATGTCGTGGTGCGTTTCTCAAAATCTTCAATATCGACAATCGAATAAGTGAAATCTATATCTACGTTCTTATCCAAGTCTAATGCAACGCCCTCCAAATATATCTGTGTCCTTTGCGTAGCCATTATTTTGTAAGTTTAATATTATCGTAAGAATATTGAAGCTCTATTTGCACGTTTTGCAATCCATCTACTCGTTGTATTTTAGGCTCGTAGGTAGTCGATTTAATTGTCGCTGGTATATAATAGGTAACTCCGTTTATCTTTTCTTCTACGTAAAGAGAATGCGCCTTGATAAGTTCCCAAAACCATTCATGTTCAGCATCGTTTAACAAATCTGAATTTAAGACTACGCCCTCTGTGTAATTAGTGAAATAGTTTTGATTCGAAAGATTAAACATATTGTTTACATGCTGACTATAACCAGTCGGTGTAAAGTTATAAGGGTAGTTTTGAATACTCTTTCTTTCAATGTCGTATCGTTTACGCTTCACCATGTTAAACGTGTAACTATCAAACCCTCCTAAACTGTTCTGCCAATACACGTTTGTTTTTGCGTATTTAGAACAATAGTCATCAAATGTGAATTTAAATGTTTCACTCACAGCGATATCGTCTACATCTAACAAAGTAACTTCACAAGCTGTGACAAAAGGATTAATCAAATAACCTCCGACCGTTTCCCAAGTCGAAGCTACCGTTTCCCAAGCTTCTGATACATCTTCCCAATAAACGAAATCCGCTCCGAATGATTCTCTACTAATCGCAATAATACCCGCTAAAGCTGAAAGGTCGGGAATATCAAACTCATAAACACCTGTCGGGATTAAAGCGTTACTTTCATATAGCTTTAAAAGTATCTTTGTAGCTGGTGAATCTCCATCAATATAACTCAAAAAGTTTGTACGCTCAAAGTCTGTGCTTAAAACACGTGGTGAACTTGTTAAAAACTTTGTACTTGTGTCGGTCGTTGTAAATTGTGTTTGATTAAATTGCACAAAATCAGTGAAAGAAACTTGACCGTTAAAGGCATAGCGCACAGTATCATTATAAGACGTTCCACCGATAGATTCCACGCACTTAATCTGATAGTTCACGTAATAGCTTAAATCGTTTAGAGGCTTCCAGAATACGTCAAACTCAAAAAACATTTGGTCGTTTTTTATAAATGATAGTAAGAATTGTTTAACATCACAATAAGCAAAGTTACCATCATTAACAACTAACTTGACGCGCCCGACTATTGTGGATTGCACCCATATCTCAAGGAATAAAAAATCTATGTCGCTATTCGTTTGCACGTAATAAATCATATCATTATTTATCGGTGTCCAAAGCTGTGGTGTTTGTATGTAGGTTATTGCCATGTTATTTATTTTTATACTTTTCTGCTAATGGATTAAACACCATTATATTATTTCTTATATCTCTTTTTAATGCACCTGATAATTCTTTGTAAAAGTTCTTTTCAACTGACTTAATAGCATTCGTTAAAAAATAAGTCGGTGGCGTTCCTTTTTTCCCTATGCTTGAAGCTATCTTGTAAGCTGTCATATCTAAAATTGAAACTTTCTTTTTACCTGAAAGTACTTTCTTTTTTGATTTGCTAATTAAAGTACCTTCACGCTTATAACCATTTTTAGTAGTGCCACCATCGTCAAGCCTTAATTGCTTATCTCTTATCCATTTTTTAATATTCTCAATCGGTGGGCGCTTACTATTAGGTCTACGCCCTTGGTCTACTATCTCAAAGTAATCAAGCATAGTAACCTCGATTGAATAAACACCGCCCATGAATTTAACAGGTGAAATCTTGATACTTTCTTCTAAGTCACCAGAAGCATTCGAACCGCTAGGACTATTTTTTTTAGGTTTGTTTAAATTCTTTGCAGCACGTGACGCAATTAAACCAGCATATTTAAAAAGGATAAGCTCAAGTTCAGGAAGTGCCACCTCATTTTTACCCAATATCTTGAAGTCACCTTTGCCACCCCCTAAATTTGCATAAAAACTTTCGTCATCTACCATCTTATTTTCTTAACTTTTCCAACTGTCTACGTTCATTTGCATTCTTATCTTTTAAATAAGCTAATGAATTTAACGCCTGTATTATATTTAATTTCCAAACCTCGTTTAATGCTACTCGTTCAAACTTTGCGATAAGTTCGGCATTGTAAACCCATCCCCACCGTTTTTCAAAGGTTTCAGAATCGCTTTCAATTTCTCCTTCGTCACTCGTTTGCTCTTCAAAACCTCCTTGACCGAATAGACCCCTATAACCTTTATTAAGGCGCTTATAAGTTTCAAAAAAAAAACGCTGGTGTGATAGCAATTAGCAAAGTTTGACTTTAGCATATCGCTTGACACCTTGCTATGCTCAACACTACCATAAGGCATTATGCTTTCTTTACCATACCAATTAGTTTTTACAGGCATTGACAATGAAGCCATAATTAAATGCAAGTTTTCTACCATAGCGTTTTCACCTGCTAAGAAGGTTGTGATATCTACATATTGCCCATACGTCAATTTAAAAGCATCTAAAGACATCATGTACTTAGTATCGTTTACTTTCACATACTTTTGAAGTTTGCCCTCAATCGTTCCCTTATGCAAAAAATCTAAGCTAGGTTTTAAATCTTTGAACTTATCCAAAGGCATATTGTCAAGTTCATCTTCTGAAATTTCATTAATTATTGAAATCAATTTAACTTCTTTTTCAAAGTCATTCATGTTCGCATCGTTTATGATGCCATAAATAAGCTGATAATCTTCTATTGTAATTGTATTCCAGTTCTTCATTATTGTTTAAATATAATGTAAATAAAAAAAAGACTTACCGAGTAGGCAAATCTTTAAAGTCATTAGGGTCGTTATCTTTTCTGAACTTCCGCCAGTCTGGTGATATCGTAATCAAACCACCGCTATCGATGTAGTCCTTTAGATATTGTTTAAATGCTTCAGGGTCATTCTTTGCTATTTCCTTTATAGCTATTATCTGACCGCCTTGCATTGAATCGAAAAAATTAAAAGCTTTATCTTTCATAATTCAAATATACAATAATTTGGCAGATTGTAAATATAGTGCCAAATTTTATCTTTTTATTTATTTATAATTATGATTGTATTTTCTTAATTGCTAACAAATAACTTTTTTTATTTTTATAAGAAAATTGAATCATGTATCCATCTTCTGAATAATAACTTTTATAAAATTTATTATCTATTTGAGTAAATGTAAAAATAGTTCCTTCTTTTTCTATTTTGATTTGATTTGTCATATCTTTCTTTGTTTGTTAATCAAAGATAATGCAAAGCACCTATTCAATTGTCATAGAATTGTCATAAAGCAAATTATTTAAATCAAAGCATATTGCCCAAGTGTACGCCCTTGAATAAATCCGCGCCACGCTAAAGCTAAAGAACAAACAGCGTCATCGTGCATCCCTTGAGGTGCTGAATACTTTACACCTGTTTTGCTATACACATATTCAAACAAACTTAATTCATCTACGATTGAACCTTCTGGGTATTTAATTAAACCTTGCTGAATAGCTATAACTAAACCCTCGATTAGTTGCTGTTTTGAAGTGCTGGTAAATTTAAACCCTTCAATCATATAGTCATCACGTTGCAAGTCCTCGACTATCGGGTCACCTACGCCTGTGGCATCAATTACCTTTGGCACGTTTGATAATTGCTTTATCTTATTCTTAGTAGTATTCCAGTCAGCTTGAAAGCGGTCGTAATGACATACGCAACCATTACCGTCAAGACCGATAATGACAGTATAATCGTAAGACTTAGCCAAATCAATCCCGTAGCAAATGGGAACGGCACTGGATATTTCCGTAATGTTTTGACGAATAAAGTCCATGCCAAACGGATTAGCTGCATTCTCCATTGGATTCGCAAGATATTCTTGCTCAAAGACCGCCGAAGGTAACGAAGCCCGAGCGTCGTCAATTTCTTGATTATTAATAAATGGATTGTCATACGTTGTATATTTAAAGGATTCAAAGTCTTTGTCACCATTACGCAAATAAAGGCGATAGAAGAAGTCTTTGCCACGCGGGGTAGATATGAACAAGGCACGACCTTGATAATCGGTTAGCGTTGGTCTTATTGCGTTGTTCCAAGCGTCCTCTAAGTGTGGGATATAACAAGCTTCATCTATTATAACATTATGAAACTTTAAACCTCTAAGATTATCTAAACGCTCACCCGTAAAGAAACGAATCTCCCCACCTGTGACAAACTTAAAAACTAAATCAGACTTGTTTGCGGTTGCTACTTCGTTCGGGATTAACTTTGCTATCTCGTCAAAGAAAACCTTTGCAAGTGAATAGGTCGGAGTTATATAAGCATTAATATTACCTGCTAAAGATTCCGTAATCGTGTACTGTTTACTAATCAAAGATTTACCCCATCGACGACCACACATTAATACGCGAAATCTAGCCTTTGATTCTAATACGCTACGTTGCCCTTCGTGTGGCTTAGGAAGCTCGATTGCTATCGTCTGCATCTTTATATGTTACCTCTATTTTAAACCCACCAGAAGCGTTTAAATCCATTTGCTCTTTAGGTTTACCATATACTCTATTCCATAATAAATCTAATGAGTAAAGAGTACCTTTTTCGATTGACTTTCTTATCGCACCAGCAACGGTCTTTTCTAAAACGGTTGTATTTTTATCTTGATAAACTTCTTTAAGTTCATCGATAGTCATTGACATCAAAGCCTGAATCGTATCTGTGACCTCTGAATTTTTATAGCCTTGTTCTGTTAATGTAGATACCCATTTTCTAGGTCTACCATTTCCCTCTCGTCTTGAATCATAACCTTTATTGAAAGGTTTTAAATTTTGTTCATTTGCCATTATTTCGCTTTTGTTTCACTTTTATTTAAATCACCGTTAAATATATCCTTTAAGCTATCATAAATATAACTTGATTGTTTACCCCAAAAAAACTCGCATTCATCTTCAATATACGGGGGGTCTACAAAGTAACTTTGATATTCACATGGTGTCGCTGTGTAACGATAGCATTCATTTTTTAAAGGGCAATCTTCACCCTTGCACATTGCGATGTCTGGCATATTAAAAATAATTAAATATTTCTATCAATTTTATTATTAAATAATAAAGCATTAACCCAATAAATGAAACGTATAAAACTAGTTCAATTACCTTTTCCATATAACCTTTCTTGAATTAATAAGTCGTGTATATCTTGTAAATATTCTTTATGTTGTTTCTTATCACCGTACTTAATATGACAATCCCTATCAAGTGCTTGTAAATTGTCGATATGGTCTGCAAGTTTAGTGCCACCCATTCCACGTGCTTCGATATGATGAATGTCTACCGATTGTTTGCCACAAACTTCGCAAGGTATGAAGTCAGTTGTATCGTAGCCAAAGAATGACAAATAAAGTTTAACGTGTTTTTTCATTTGACTTTCATTATCGCGCTATATTCATCGCATAAGTTTTGAAGCTTTTCATTCATTTCAATAAAAGCGTTATTCGTTGTTTCGATTGATATTTTAATAAAGTTTTCTTCTTGAGCATCTTTCACTGATTCGCTATCAAATACCGGTACGTTTAAACCCCATTCTTTTAATTCGTGTTCATCCCATTCGTTTGCCAAGGTGTCCCAATCCCATTCGCCAGTGTTTGCGTTTAGCCTTATATTTAATTCTCTTTCGTCGTCGTCGTTTAAATCGACAATCACGCATTCTATTTCTTTATAACCTAGCTTTGTTAATTCACGTACTCTAAAATGACCACCTACAATGTAACCACTTTGCTTGTTAAATATAATAGGCTCGACAACGCCAAACTTTTCTAAGGAAGCTTTTAAATGCTTTTCTTGATTCTTCGTACTTTGTCTAGGATTGTAAGGTGCAGGGATTAAATCGCTTAATTTCTTTATCTCTATTATCATAACCTATCAAGCAAATTATCAATTTTATTTATAACCTTTATTTTCATTGGTATTGAATTACCTAACAAATCAATGTCATCTAGTTGCGCGAGTATCTCAAGCATAACCATTATCTTATCTAAGTTCTGATTTGTTTCTTTTTCAATATCGATTTTATTAGGCATTATTTCTTTTTTGATTCTTTTATTATAATAGCTTCCCAAGCTTTTTGAGCTTTCTCTTTAGTATCGTAAATACAAGCACCTTGTCCAATACGATATTTTCCGTTTAAACATTGAGTTACTGGCATTACTTTCTTGATTTACGCCCTCTTCTTTTAGGCACTTGTTTGTTCACATCTTCAGGCTTAAAGTCATTTGTAAACGTAGCTTCTACATTAGTAGTACTTTGTATTGATTCTGCAAACGCTTCGATAGGTTCTATATAACTATCGTAATTAACGCTAAGATATATCCTTTGAATCATTTCCGCCACGCAAGACATACACCACTTATTCACAAAGAATTTATCATCTACTTCCTGTTTATAAATAGCTTCAAGCTCTAAGATAGTAACCTCGTTTAAGTTCTTGATAAACCCGGCATCGCGCAATGAAACCCAGTGTTCTTTATATTTATCAAGTGTTTTTTTTGTAAGATAGTTCATATAAATTTTTTAAATAATACAGCTACAATACTCGCAGCGAAAGCAATCATCAAAGCTACAAGCATTATATAATTAAAATATAAAGCAGATAGCAAAGCTACCCAAAAGCTCAAGCAATACCCACAGTCAAAAGGTTTTAAGCGTAAAGGTGTCTTAATAAAATCGTAACCCTTTAGTTTGCTACCGATATTAAAACTATCAAACAACCAACGTGAAAACATTTGTGGTATCATTGAGATTTCGGCAAAGCTAAAACCTAAACAAGCACTACCGATAATTAAAAATAATTCATTCATATTCTTTTACATTTAATTTAACATTATTTATAGCATTCTTTACTCCGTTTGCGATTGTGCGTATCGGAATACCAGTCTTTAAACTCACATTCTTATACGTACCTAGTTGTAAATATAACTTTAAGACTTCACATTCAAAGAAGCGAAGTTCTGATATGCTCTTTTCGACCGCCTGAATTCTAGCTTCTATCTTATCATACGCATTATCGTCTTGCAATTCAAATAAATGATTTGCAAATAGTATATGGTCACTGTTTTCGATTAGTTCGTCGTCAATTATATTATCGCTTATTCTTTGATTCTTAAAATTCTGATAATAAAACTTTGAATTTTTAGACCTAAATTGGTTTAAACCTATGCGAACAATAAAGTATTTTCGTCTGGTCGTACTCGCAAATCGTTAAAAATACATCTTGACGAAGTTCTTCCCACCATTCACCAGCGATATTCTTAAAGAATGTTATTATATCCTTTTGCGTATAATATTCGCTTATAACCTTATTATAATTCATTGTGCATATACTTATCTATTATTTCTATTGAGTTCGTTACACCAACGCCAAACGAAGCGAAAGCACCCTCTCTATTTAGGTAGTCAAGATAATTCTTTTGTTTAGTTAAATGCTCGTTAGTTTTCAACATACCATTAAGCTTAAAAGGTGATTCGACTTTTAACTCTAAAACTAGCATTGAATATTTACCATTATTGTGAAAAATAAATAAGTCGGGCGTTCCTTGACCTGCTTGACCTAGCTTCTTTGCTTTACGTGCTAAGTAAATCGGAAGCCTTGCACCTGAAAGATAGTTTGCCATAAACCGAACTTGTGGATATTGCATCTTCAAATAATTAACCACACTTAACTGAATTAAATCTTCTTTGTTTTGCATTTATTTCTTTTTAAATTGTTCAAGACAATCATTAAATGAATATAATCCTTCTTTACCTTCAAAATAAGCTACTTCTAAATCTTCCTCACTATACATTCTTTCACCTTGATATTTAGCACCATTTATAAAAGCATTTTTACAAACCCTTCTTGGATGTGCAATACCATATTCAAAACTATCTACATACTTTTCAGCAGCTTCTTCAATTGTTTCTTGTGTGAGCCCATTAAGCCCATTATGAGCCATTTGTTTTTCTTTGTTTTGCATGACTATTTATTTATCAATTCATTCCAATTATTATCCAGTTGTTCTTCAAAATCATTCTCAAGAAGTTCTTTGTTTTCGATATTACGCTCCATCGTACCCATAGCTTTACGGTGCGCATTGATTAGCTTTTCAAACTTATGCTGTAACTTCCCTGCATCTTCATTATTCAAGACTGATAATTCATGAACTGCGACTTCTAAATTCTTAATCGACATTTTAGAATGAAGATAAGATAATATTAATGAGTTTTCTAGTGGTGTCATATACTTGAATTTAATTTTTTAACTTCCTTTTCTAAATCGTTTACATATAAAAGCAAAGTTCCTATCTGCATTCGCATTGTTTCTAATTCAATCGCTGCGAGTTCGTACTTTGCAAACATCTTGCTATAAGCATTCATTGCCTGTTCAACATATATTTGAGCTTCGTTAATTTCATTATCAAAACCTTTTAAATCTGTTAAGGCTCGATTAATTATTTGCAAGTCTAAAGCTACTTTTAAAAGGCTTAGCCTTTCTTCGTCGAAGAACTTGTAAGCGTTTAACTTATTTTGTAAGTCGTTTATTAATTCTTTGTAATTCATATCTTAAAATAGTTTAGTTTGTGCCATGTGATTGTTAATTCTTTTCATTGCTGAATCAAAATACTCTTTGTCTAATTCACAAGCTGTTAAATCAAATTTATAATCATGACAAGCTATTGCAATACTGCCAGAGCCTAAATGAGTGTCTAATATTTTATCTCCTTGTTTTGCGTATTTGTCAAGTAGCCATTTGTAAAGTGATGCTGGTTTTTGAGTTGGGTGAATTCTATTTTCTTTGTTTTTCATATTGCCTTGCAACATTCCAGCCCATCTAAATTCAAATTTTCTAACTGCTGTCTTATAGTTAGTCCAAGCAAGTTCACAATCTGCAAAGTCATTATCCCCATTTTGTTTATCCCATACAACCCAACTGCTGCTATTTGAGTTTGGTATATCTTGAATAAAATGATTTGCGCCCCAAATAATAGTATTTTTAGATACTCTTAATAATTCAATAAAATATTCTTTTTTAGGTGTTTCTTTATCCCAATTTTTAGAAGTGTATAATTTTGGCTTTGTTTCTTTACCTCTTGAATGGTTTTTGGCTCCATCCTCATTAATTCCATAAGGCGGGTCTACAATAGCTAAATCAAAATAATTATCAGAATAACGAGCCATTAGCTCCATATTGTCCTCGTTTGTTATTTGTATTTTATTTGTGCTTTTCATATCTTAAAAATCAAAGTCTTTACCAAATGTACTACTTAAAACGGATATATTGCCCGGCTCTTTATTTAATTTCTCTTTAGCTTCGTATTCAAGACCAAAGTAAATCACGCCCTCGATTTCTTCATAAAAGCGATTTTTCTTCCAATCCCAAAATAGTTTGCACATTCCTAGTTTTGCCGAACCTTTAGGCTTTGCCTTTGCGATAATAACGTGAGTTTCATTTTCTTTGTAAGGTTGCCCATCTTTATCGTTAAACCCAAATGGAGGTCGCCACAAGATTATAAAAGCCATTGCTTTACGGAAGAATGATTGACCCCCTGCGGATTGTCTAGGATGCGGAGGTGGATAATAAGTCACACCGTTTTCTGTAATCGGTTGCTGGTCTTGTGGGTGCATACAAATAAAGATATGCTTTTCTTCTTTTTTTGCGTAACGTCTAAGCTTACCGACTGCGTCCTCGATATATAAGTCTTGACGACTGCCAAACTCTGCCATGTTATGCTTAATTTCGTTGTAAGGGTCAAACAAAATATTGTCAATCTTGATACGATTTTCAGCTTCTAAGATTTTAACCTGACTTATAATGTCATCAAAGCTAAATGAATTTTCGTCGTTATCTACGATATAAAATTTATCACTTAAAAAAGCAATAGCGTTGTAAATTTCTGATTCACTACAAGCGTTCACGTCACTTGCAAAGAATGGTTTTCTAATGTATTTACTTATAAGCTCTTTCGCTAGGTCTTTATAATCCCCCGTTTCTGGTGAAAATATTACGTGCTTTTCGTTGTGCTTAATTGAAAGGTTTAAAAGTATCTCTAAGTTAAATTCTGTTTTGCCCGAGTGTGGTGATGCAAGTATAAAAGTCATTGACCCTTTTTTCTTTGTGTATAAAGCATCTAAAGATTTAAAACCAACGTATTGACCTCGTTGTATTCCTGACTTGTGAAAGTCTAAGATTTCGTTTTCAAATTGAATTAAGTTTTTTATCATGTCGTTTGTCGTTTGTCAAATGTAATCAATTAACTGGTATATTAAAACTTAAAGTATTATTTGTGTTTATTTTATTTTCATCTCTAAACCATACGCCCCTCATTTTTTGTTTCCAGTTTAAAACCTTCTTACCATTGCTATCGACCCAACCAGATTCATTGTAATATTTATAAGCATTCTTTGCAGCATCGGCTTTAAATCCATTCTCAAGAAAGTACTTAATAACTTCATCAATATTTGGCATATATATATTTACTTTACTTTTCTTTACTTTAGGAGTGTTACGAACGTTTTCTGAATGCGTTACATTTTCTGTAACTACTTGTTTTTCACGCCATTGTGAAATTCTTTTCGCGTTTTTTTCTTTTTTTATCTGGTACTTTTGTGCAAAGTTTAGTAATTGTTTGTTGAAAGTTTCACCATTGTTTGACGAAATCAAGTCTATTTCTTCCATAAAATCCCAGCACTTTTCAAGTCTTTTACCTACTTTACATTGATGTTTTAAGACGTTGGTTTTGATAGGTTTTTCTTGACGTGCCATCTTTTCAATCAAAGTATAGAACAATCCAAGACCTTCATATCCAAAGTTTATAAATAGCTCCGAGATTTTTTCATCTTCAAAACTTGCGGTATCATGTAGGAAGTATTTCATTTTAATAGTCGATTTTTTGAATTACAAATCTAGACAATTTTACTTGAGGTTTTCTCGTTGCGTTTAGAGTTTCTTTATTTAAGCTATAAAGATAAAATTTAACAGCTCCTTTAGTTTTGTTTAAAATATCTGCGTAATAACTTACCGAGAAATCATTTGATAAGTTTGCTTTTATAAAGTCTTTGTCATCTTCTGATAAGATACCTTTTGAAATAGGTCTGTCGCGCGTTACGGTGCGCTGTACGCCGTTAATTATATCGACCATAAAGTCATGCCTATATTTCATTCTTTTATCGGTACGAAGGCTGTAAAAGACTTTGTCAATTTGATAAATTATAGAGCTGTGATTTTGTAGTTTAAATTCTTTTGCGATTTGCACCATAGTCATTTTGTAATGGTTGTACAAAAAGTATGAAACAAGTTGCCTTGCTTTTGTAACTTCACCAATACGTCTGTTAGTGGTGGTTAATAATTGATAAATATCATTTGAACTAAGCTTCTTAGATTCGTAAAGTTCTGATGCGTAATAGCATAATTTTAAAGTGTCTTGATTCATGTCGTTTGTATAAAAAAAGGGAGGTTTTTACGCTCCCTTGTTTGGTTTAAAATGCGTCCTCTGTGTTTACAGGCTTTAACTTTTTAGTTTTGCCTGTGTCATCACTTGCAACTTCTTCTTGCGTTGGCGTGAAAGTATCGATTGCTTCCTTTACTAAAACGCTTTCTTCTAATTTAAGTGCGCCAACTGATTGAGCTTTTAAGGCTACCTGAACAAGTATGTTCAATGCTTCGTTTTCTGTCATGATTAAAATGGTAAATCTGTTTTTGATTCTGTTAATTGTTCTGTTACTGGTGCAACGTAATCATTTACGTAGATATTGAAATCTGGTTGCTTCTCTTCTTTCTTGTAGCCATTTGCCCACATCGAATATCGAGTTCCATTAATTGCAAAGTTGATTACTTCGCCTTTTGCAGTGGTACGTTTCCACGCGCCAAAGCTTACTTTTTTTTCGTCTGTCATAGTTTTCAAATTTATATAATTTATTTGTTAAATTCAAGCTTTTTATTATTTATTAATTCTTTAAAGGTTGTATTTGTGTGAAACATTGGATAAGATGCCCAGATAGCTTTTAACTTATCTACATTATCGCAAACATTTGTTTCGGCTATTGCTATGTTAAGCAAGTTACTTAATTGCACCGCTTCACCAGCTGAAATCTTTACAGGCTCTTTGTCGTTGTTATTCGTTGCATCGCTATCTTTTGTGTCATCAATAGCAAACATTCCATTTAAAGCGTATTTACGTGCGTAACTAGAACACGCTCCAGTCACTTGCGAAGCATCCATTCCTTTTTTATTTTCTTCTTCACGTGCAAAACCATCTACTGAATATTTGTCTGTTCCGTCTGTGATATTTACCGAAGCTTTGATATAGTATCTATCACCTATGTTTATAATTTCATCCGTGATTGATAAGAACAAACCATGCTTTAATAGATGCGGTTTAACTGCTTCAAGTATATCTTCGCATGAGCGGTACTTATATTTACCGAAGTTATTAGTTTGACCCTTTGGTGCTTTCAATTCGCTTTGAATTGTTACAAGCTTTTTAATTAGTTTTTCCATTTCTTATAAAATTACAAATTCTTTGTTTTCAAAATACCATTCTTCAGGTTCGTTAAATTCATTGGTAAATTCAATTAATGAAAATTTAAACCATCGCTTTAAAATGATACCTGTTTTTCCTGTTGTTTGCACGTCAATCCCTTGCGGATTAGTTAATAATTTTACTTTGTTATCCATAGCATTAATTTTTTAAAAGTTGTTTGTTTGTTTTGATTTGATTTAAAGATTATTTGTTCTTCATAAAGCCTAATATAATTAAGCTTTGATTTTTCTTGTGGTGTTAATTCCATTTTAATTATTTTTTACTGCCAAATCCTCATGCCTTGTGAGCTATGAGGTGGCAAATTCCTAACTTGCAGGAACAGGAATTATTTTAATATCCTCTATTCATTAATTGAGATACTCTAATAGCAAAAGATTTTTCATTTTTGTAGATTCTAACCCATTTATTATTAAAGTTAATTATATGAGTATTATCTCTAGAAATTGCATACCAATTATCAACTTCATTATTAAATGATAATATTCCTTTTTCGTTTCTTTGATTTAAAATTTCTTGAGTTGTCATGTTTGCAAGTTTTGTGCAATCCTTTATTGAATCGTTGAAACAAATATAAGGTCATTGTACAAAAGAATTGTCATAGAAATGTCATAAATAAAAAAAGGCAGTCAAATTAATGACCACCTTTAAACAAACAACAATGAAAAAACTTAATTAAAGCGTTTAAACGCTACATAAGCACCGACAAACAAAAGTAATAAATAAAATGAATACTTATAAAAAGAGTTTTTAACAATCACTTCCTTTGTCTTTGTGATTGTTTTCGTGATAGGAATAATAATCTCTTTAGGTTTACAAATCCCTTGCACTCTTATATACTTATCTCTGAATTTTTGAATAGTGATTACCATTTGACCGCTAGTGTCTTGAATAGTCACGATTGAATCCTTAAACAAAACCAAAGTATCAAGCTGAATCTTTGCGGGTACTATAATAGTATCCTTAATTGTAATCGTTTGCGTAATTCGTTTACTTGCACAAGACGCAATTACAAGCGATGTGAGCAACGATAATAATAAAGCCTTATAATTTGTCATCATCTATACTAAAGTTTGTTAGGAACTTCCCTACAACGCCAGAAACGATAGCAACGATTGCCACCCATTCAAAACCTGCGTAAATTGAATAACTTGCTACCATTGTACTACAAGCTAATAGCGTGTCACCTATTTTACGAAATAGTTTTGGAGTTGGTTTCCAGTATCTGTTTTTAAGTTTGCTCACAATCATAAATATAAAATTAATAAACGATTTGCAATTCTACCTTTTCATTGATTTGTATAGCTTTGTTTATTTCTTTTATAAGCTTGACCTCTGTGCTGCCCTGAATCCAATTTAAGACTTTGCCAAATGGTTTATTAATGTGCTTTGTGTTTGCGACTAGAATACAACCTTCAGTAGATTCATGGGTATTGCCTCCATGAATTCTGATTCCCGAAAATCCTTTGACTTTCAAAACTTCTGGCATTACACGTTCGAAACGATTGCTTAAAGTTAATATTACTCGATACGTTCCTGAAGGTATAGCTGTAACACCAAATTTCTTTTGAGTTTTTATTTCAGATTCGATTTGTAATTGATTTAGTTTTCGGTCTTTGTCCTCAAGCGTATAACAAAAGAACTTATCATTGATAAACATTGAACCGATAGTTTCGGTATCTGTAAAGAATTCCCTTTTAACTGTTATTTTCATGAGCTTTATAATAGTGGTCTATTGCTATTCCTTCCTTTTGTTCGTTCTTCATTATTAATTGTAAGCCGAACATAATACAAGCTAAATGGTCTTCGCTTCTATCACCTAATTCGTACTTAGCTAAGTGCCTATGTAAACTTTCAAGTGAAGATTCATCTGGTTGTCCTTTTTGCCAGTTGTTTTTTTCGTACTTATTTGCACCCATTCGCAAAAGATAGCCAAATCTTAGCCTTACATAAGCATCTAAATGGTTTACTAATGGCTTGTTTGTGTCGTCGTCGCGCTGACTTCCTGATTCAAATACTCTTTTGTTTGCATTTTTTACATATTCCGCAATCGGATTGTCTTTCTTTTCTTCAATATATTCATAATGTACGCCCGGTATTCTTTTCATTTCTGTATTAATTTACGTAATGCCATAACTATTTCTTGAAGTTCCGCTTCTTTTTGTGCTTTTAACTTCATTAATCCTTTAATTTTTTTATTCTCAATTGCTTTCTCTTCTAGTATCTGCATGTAGCTCATAACCAAGATATTTTACTTCCCAAATTCATTGGTAAAAATATAGCTGTTTTTCCATCAATTACTATTCCACATCCTAAAGTAGGCTTCTTAGCGTATACTTTGCCATAAGCCATTGCATAGCTTCTAACATCAATACCACAACCGACATTCATTCCGAAAATCATATCTCTATCTGAAGCTGAATAATTAACGCCCCCGAAAGAATGAATATGTCCTATTACTGTGGATTGTCGATTATCCCTTGCGCGATTAATTGCACCTTGCGCACCACTTGACCCTGTGCCATGAATATATAAAGTATTATCTATCTCATGTGAGTACGCCCATTTCCACCCATCGGGATAGCCTAGCATTTCATTATAAGTTTTAAACATAGACTTTGGAAGTCCAGCCGTTTGAAGCTTTCTAGTTGGTAAACTTGAATGATTACCTATACAACCGTACACGTTCGGAAATGCTTCATGCCATTTAACGTGGTCTTTACGTGCTAGTTCTAATTCATTACCTGCACTTTCTCCGTCGGGGTCTGATTCGTGGTAACTAATCGCGTGAAAATCGGTATCGTCACCAATATCCACAACTGTTGAAACTTGAAACTTATTAAACACTTCGTACACAAATTCAAAGTAATCTGGATGTGTGAATGGAGCGTGTCGGTCACCTATTATACCAACTACGTTTGAATTTCGAAATGATTTTATCAAGTCGTATTCATTAGAATTTAATCTCGGTCTAAACATTGTTTGTTTTTTTTAAACAAAGATAATGAAATTATGAAAGATTTTTTGAATGTTGAAAAATGCTAAAATAAAGCGGGGAATATCTTTTTAATTAATTCCGTTATTTGCCACCCGCCTGTGATCCCTACGCCAATTAAAGTATAGTAAACATATTTAAACTTATTTTGAATAGCAGATATTTCTTCAGTGTTTTTTTTGGTTTGTTGTTTCAAGCCTTCACCGAAATATTCACTTCCTAGAATAGCGTCTTCAATCGTTTGAACTTTATGCGATAAGTTGCGTAATTCATCAAATACCTTTTCTAAAGTTGCATTCTCTTTTTGTGTCATGAAACTGCATCAATCAAAGGGTAATCGGAAGGCACAGCGCATCTATCTGCAACGTATGGTATAGCAAGTGAGATTGAAGCCTGAACACCTGCTACAAGGTCTGATAATCGTTCTGTAAAGAAATTAATATTAACCGAATTACCGAGCGTAAATTCAAAAGTGTCGCTTCGAAGTTGTGCAATAATATCTTGACAAACTAACATCTGGTCACTTATAACATCGTCCTCATTCTTTTCGTCTGCAAATACTAAGTCAGCAAAGATAATAGACAAAGAAAGGTTAAAAACAGACCCGCTTACGTTTGAACTTTCGATTGTGCAATACATTAATGGATAAGTAATTGATTTACTTTCGCCAAGTTCCCAAACATCGCCCCAACCAAAGTCGTTAATTTGCTTGTGGTCGATTGCTAAATTATTTAATAGACTTTTTACTTCCTTTATCGTCATTTTTTACAGTGCTTAAATAAGTCTTTAACTTAACTACGTTTTTATTTGAATAATCCTTTGCCATTAATCTCTATAATCTTTACCTAATGCACCGAATTGTGATTGATACATATCTGAATAATCTTTATAATCTCTTTCAATGCC